TCTGGGATTGGTCGACTTTCTAGGAAGTAGATCACCCATGCGTTCTATAAAGAGGGCACGTATACTTGCCTTCTTTGATTCTGTGAAGAATCTCCGATCTTTCGGAAGCCATTCTAAACATCCTCCAAGTTGTTGTGACTTACCAATTGCAACATTCTTGTTATCCTTCTTGAGTACGGTCGACTGACCACGCTCAATAAGTCTAACCTTAACAGAGTCCACTATTATGGAATGACTATAGTCTTCTTTGTTAAAAGGTTCTTTATATTGTAGGTTTTCTAGATTTAGAAGCCTTTCAGTATACTTTACACAAATCCTAGAATAGCCATGTTGGCCAGGGGATATGTGTGAACCAGCTAACTTATGGTTATTGGTTATCTGGTTTAAGTAAGGAATTGGCCCCTTTGCTAAGTGGTCATCTCCTCCTATATGAATGAACCTCCAATCTCTATAGGGCGCAGGTTCACATGAAGCTAACAAATTTGTGGCATTACAATGCTCCAAAAATGATAGTTCCTCAATCGATAGATTAAGTAGAGTAAGTGATGGCTTGGCTATTGCCTCACCCATCATTATTCCCACTTTAGATAGGACAGAAGTCTCATCTGGAAAGATAACTAATCTTGGACCTATAAGATCTAAGACTAGATCAACATATTTAGTGTTCAGCGTTAGTTCAGCACCATTTATGTATCCTCTGAGAATTGATTTTGTTAATTCCCATTGTTGTGCATTTGTAGCATCCTTTAGGTCGCTAGATAATACAGCGTGTCCCTTTGGGAGCGATAACTCCTTCATACGACACATACCCTTAACCGCTTCCCAAGTTTGATCCTGTCGGTGAAAACTTGAAAAGACAGAAGGGTGATACTTCATTGAATCAATAAGTATATGAGCCAACGGAGCTTGTAAAATATTCAGCCAATAGTCTGAAAGTGTTACATGTCGGGCCTTGTTGCCCATTTCTGGGACGACTTCGGCTCTTAATATTATTGTGGGTGAAATTTCCTTCCATGCCACATATAATATTTGTAGTCCAGTGACCTCATCGAGGCCCCTGAATCTTCCGGGTTGCTCTTTTATTAAATAGTAACTCTCTAAAAAGTTATAATCCTCTTGGATAATATCTTTTCTAAACAGAGTCCTCCATAGGGGTATTCCTTCTATGTGCTCTGCTTCACCAAAAGGAGTATCTTCCTTTTGGCTTATGGTTGGTACAAATAGGAGAATTCTCCTCATTGCTTCAATCACTGCAGCCGCCTGACCTCCACTTGAGATCGGGTGACTGAATTCTCCTGATGAGGTTACCGATAAATGGCTCTCACCAGGATTTAGATTAGGACGGATGTGTCTACAGATAGATCCAATCCTCCTTGCCGCTAGTGTGAGCTTGAACAAAGTCTCATTACTAGGGGTAAAATCAGATTGAAGTACATTTTTGAACTTCTCTCTTGATTCCAACTCCGTCTGCAATCCCATATATGGCATTTGCCTAGAGGAGGTTAGGTGGGCTAGATGTTGTAATATCAACATACTTCTCTCACCACGGTACATTCCACTAATGTAGGGTATACCGTTTAAAAGCCTGAAAATGTTATTTTCAGCTGGTTTCTCTAGTACTCCTATCGTAGTAGTTTGAGCAACTGTGTGGAAGAGGAAGTTTGTCCACTCTTTCC